ACCTTCATCAAAAATTCTCCAATGGATCCGCGCTTTCCCGCGGCCGCTCCGGTTCGCGTATTCTATCCGCAGTCAGCGGACTTTCGCAATGCTCGCAAAGCGCCCGGCCCCGCAAGGTTTGCGACTCCTCCGCCCGACTGTCCGCCCCGCAAAGGCGACACCGCACCGTGACATAGCGAACGAACACCACAGGCGCGGCCGGTTCAGTCATCGACAAACCACCGTAGCAGGAACGGAAGCGAGATCAGGAAGCACAGCAGGAGCAGATAGCCGCAGACCACCCATAGGTTCAAGCCCGCCCGTCCTCACGCGCCATCGTCCTCGCCTCCCTCAATAGGCTCCGCCCAATGCGACAACCCCGCAGGTTGACCGCCAGGCGCAAACACCCGCACCGCGATCGCATGCAACCCGTTCCCGGACTCCACGTCGACCAGCTTCTCCGCCGGGCGATCGGACCCGAGCTCGTACCGGTCCCGCACCGCAGTCACCCGCACCGCACGCTTCTCCCCCGTCCGGAGGCAGAAATTCACCCGGTCCCCAGGCTTAACCATCCGCAGGAGCCTCCGCCCAATAGGCCCGCGACGTCCGCTTGCCTTTCTCGACCACATGCACGTTCACCGCGTGCACGCCGTCCCGGGACTCAAGATCCACCGTCCCGTCCTCGTTGACCTTCACCACCTTGCAAGGCCGCCTCGTCCCGCCCTTTTTGCAGAACACCGCATCGTCCCCGACTTCCATAGTTCGCCTCCTAGTCCCGTTCCCACAGCGTCTTTTCCCACGCCGCCATTAGATTGACGCAGGCTAGGGCAATGACACGATTCGGCAAGCACCGCCCGCCGCCCTCGTAATGCTCCCGCTGATAGGCTTCCAAGGCCGCAGATATGGGATCAAGCGCACGACGCTCTTTCTCCGTCATGGCCTCGATCCGGGCCGTTAACTCCGCGATCCGGTCCTCGTCCATCAGAAAGCCTCGAGCGGATCGGAGCCCAACGGGTTGACCGCGTCCCGACTCCCGCTCCGCAATTCTGGCATGACCAGCGCATGACGCAAGCCCATGACCCCGTACCGCGTCGCAGACATCAAATCGTCCCGAAGCTTCACCACCTTGCCGTCCTTCCGGTGGTAGGACCGCTTTTCGGCAAACCACTCCGCCAGGTGCGAGAACACCTTGAGCCGGCCGGTCTGCATCCGGTCAAGCATCAGCATCAGACCAGCCTCGACCCCGTTCGTCCCGTCCGGAAACGTGACCCGGGAACCCATCATATTGAGACCATGGTCCTCGTATTGCTTGGCCAACTGATCGCCGGACCCCTTGTCATGCTGAAGGCCGTCATGAGGCCAGACCCAGGGCAACCACTTTCCCCATGGTTTCAGCGCCGCGGCGTGCTGGATAGGCGTCCCCCCGCTCATCCGGAAGGCCTGCACAATGTAGACGATATCCGCCGCGTCATCGTAGGCGATCTCGACCGCTCCAAAAGGATGGTCATACCCGAAATCCATCGCGCCCAACCGCGGCCAGTACCGGGAAATCTTGAAAGGCTCGACCGTGATCTCCTCGTCGTCGATAGGGAAGATCACGCCCGACCCGAGCAGCGGGAGGCCCTGCGCTCGGGCCCGACGCATGTGCGCCGGATAGGACGCCCAAAGGCCGGACTTTTGCTCCTCCGTCAGGTGCGGGACATCGTCCCAAGTGGCGTTAATGCAGAAGCGGGTCATTCGGGCGGCCTAGGGAGCGGCATCCAATGCGTTGGGCAGCTTCCGAATGCAGTCATGGGCTTTGAATCGCTTTCGGAGAAGTACCATGCCGGCTCCTCCGGTTCTCCGCCCCAGAAGCCAGTCACCATGTTTTCACCCGTCGCCCAATAGCCGTTCGGAAAATACAGAAGCACTTCGGTTTCATCCTTCGGCGCAGTCTCTATCGGCCGCCAAGGATTGACCGTTCCGTCAACAGGGAGAGCAGGCCGAGTCACTAGGCCGCCTCCCTCACAAGATCGAACATGGTCGCGACCTCCGTCATGCCCTCGAGCGGCGTGAACGTGCAGAGCATGAGGCCGTCCGTCGTCATGAGGCGGGTTAGACATTCCTGATAGACGTCGAGCGGAGGCTCCTCGTCGAGCCAGACCAGATGCTTTGCCGTGCCCTGAAACTTGCGCCGGCCCTGATCGTACGACTTGAACCCGAGCACCGACGTCCCGCCGGAGGCGTGCCGGACCGAGACCGTATCCATGGCCCCGGACACGCCCGCGCGCTTTGTAGGCTCGCCTATAATGAGGTCCCCCGGAATGAGACCCGTACCCAACTCACCTGCGCCGCCCTCGCCGCCGACTCCGCAGAGAGCATGTTGGACAATGTCTCGCGTAGTCTCCGACGTATCGCCCGCCGCCCAGGCCGCGACTGGATGGTCAAATCGTCTCCCTTCCCACCACTCTGGATATCGACCCGAAAGGTGCAAGGCAGTTTCATATCCGCCGACTCCCCAAGTTTTCCCGACCCTGTTCGCCGCCATCATGCACCGTTCCTGATGCTCTATCCCTGCCCGGAAGAAGGCCAGATGCTTCGGGTATAGTTCCCGTCTTAGCGGTCCCGTGTCTGGATAGAGCCGGAACAGCTTAGTGCGTCGTCGGCGCCGTTCTCTCTCCTCGAGGAGCGCCAGCAGTTCCCGTTTCGCCTCTATTGTCCCCGGTTTGGGCGGCGTCCAATTGCTTAATCCGGCGCTCAAGCTCCGCCTCCGTTAGATCGACGGTCTCTCTCCGGACCTCCGACTTGCTAATGACTAGGCCGTTGAGGGTTGCGGCGTCCATGAGAGCGGCGCGCGCGGCCTGTTCGCCGGCCGGCGTCTTGTATGTCTTGGACCGCTTGGCGATCTCTAGGAGCTCCCGAGATATGCCGGCAACGGTTATCTCGACCCGTTCTGCGGCCCTGCCCTGCAATTCAGACACCCTTTCATTAACCCTTTCATTCCCTTTCAGGCGTATACAGTTCCCGTCGTTAGGCTCATATCCTGCCGCAGCGTAAGCCTCAGAGGCGCTTTTGCCCTTGGCCAACTCCTGCGCGAACCTTTCGTGGCGAGGGTTATCGAGGACCGGCATTCTTCCCTTTCCCGTGGACGAGGTTCCAGTATCGGATGCGGCAGACCTTGTCCGCATAGTCATACGCCGCGAACCGATCCTTTTCGGAATGACGATCGTATTCCTCGCCTGTCCACGGACGCCGCGCCCGTTCGGTAGGCTTGTCGGCCAAATATTCATCCTGCGCGGCCCGTTCCATCAGGCTTGCCACGTATTGAGGGTGAAAACCCCACTTTTCGGCCAGCGCCTTTTTTGTCCTGAAGGTACCGGATCGCCATTCGTCGAGGATAGCCTTTCCCCGCGCGGCCTGGCGCTCCTCCCTCTCCGCCCATAGCTTGGCGCGCTCCTCGACGGTCCTCCGTGGCGCTCGAACATCATCGGGCATCTGGAAGGTTAGCACCGCTATTCCTCTCTCCAATGAAGGCACTCGCCGTCGGCTTCATATGCTTGGCCTGTTTCCCTGTCACGGACAGGCGGAGCAGTCACGCGAAAGACCCGACGGGAGCCGTCCGGGAGCCAGATTGCCCATTCCTGGCCAGATTCATCAAGACGGACGCCCAATACGTCCGACTTATAGGCAACGACCCTGTAGGAAGAGGAGACCACGCCTTGAACGGGCTCAATAGTCGGATCGTGCTGGACGTCCATCGACCCTATGCGAAACGGACACTCAGGCCCGCTATAGTCCTCTGACATGGGTTGATCGGAGATCATTAGCGCCTGGCTTCGGAGCGGAAGGCTTCGAGCGCGGCCGCCTTGGCGTCCCGCCATTCGTCGAGGACCGGCGCGCTCCTGTGGCCTAGGACGAACTGGTTAGCGCCCCTTGTCTCCGCCTCGTCGAGGGCGAGGGCTACCTTTGCAACATCCTGTTCAAACGGAATGCCGTGCGCCCAGGCGAACGTCGCGCACAACTCTCGCGCCCTATCCATGTTTTCCTTTGAGGGTTGATTGGTCACGCCGCTTTTTCCTGTCCAGTGGAGGGGGAACGCGGGGAACGCTTGCGAATTGCTTCGGCAATGGCGTTGGAAACCGACATGGCGACGCCCCTGACCTCGCTAGCCGCATAGATTCTCACGGTTTGCCGCGTCGCATCGTCCGCAATGTAGGCGCACGCCTCCCGCTCCTCTGCCACGGCGGCGTCTATGGCGAGGGCGACATCGCGAACGGCGTCCTCAAAACTTTCCTCCCACTCAAGGGATTGCTCGTGCAGAACCTCCCTCGCCCTTCGCATGGATTCGGCCGAAGGCGTCATGGCCGCTTGGCTTCCTCGATCAGGCGGGATTGCAGGATCGCGGCGGCGCCGATGATTCGCGCCCGATCCGATCCAGGCATGATCACGAACCCCGTTGTGGTGTCCGATTCGCCGCACGCGACATAGGCGAGGCCGGTAAGCTTGCCATTCCGAGCTCCCTGCAGGAGCATTTGAAGGCGTTCGATCAGATGGAGACGAGCCTCCGTTTCCGTCTCGACCTCCGGATGGATCTTGGAGACGTTCGCGCCGCCGAAAATGTGTTCGCTCATGGCATTACCACCCGCCAGAGGATCCCGAATAGCGCCGACAGGATAGCGGAGCCGGCCGAGAACACAACGAAGAACGTCCAGTCCCAGCGTGTCATATCTTAATCCGAACAAGAGCCCACGCGAGCCCGTCCCATAGCCAAGCGTCGACGAACACCGGATCGGGCTCCGGCCCAGCGTAATCCTCGCTCATCGGTAAATCATCCATTCACCACCCATAGCATTTATTTTTGCGAGGCGCAAAATAATTGTTGACGCCCGATCCGTTTAACCCTATGCTCACTTTGCAATCAACCAGAGGCACCCGGCCATGACGAACGAAACCGCCCTCAACGCCAGCGACCTCCAGAAGATGACGGCCCGCGAAGTAGCCAACCTCGCCGACCTCGATTTCTACGCGGTTCGTGAAGAGGGTTTCCGCCGCCAGTCTCTCGCCGAGAAGAAGCTGGCGAAGCTCGCCAAGCAGATTGAAGCGGCAAAGCGTGAAATGGCCGAAGCGGCCATCATCATCAACGCGGCGCTCAACGAACAAGCAAGGGCGGCCTGACATGGCCGACCTTGTTTCTCAACTTCGCGCGGGGCCGCTCTCTGGCGATCCGCTATTTGAGGACGCCGCTGATGCCCTTGAGCGCGCAGAGCGCCGCATAGCCGAACTGACGCAGGAGCGGGACGAGGCGCGCAAACTTGCCGGGCTAGGTTGCGTTGCCGCGAGCGGCCAAGCCCACACCATCATGAAACAGGGCAAATACTCGTTCTGCACAAAATGCGGCGAGACGGTTGAAATGCCGTCGCTCGC